TTGTCAGTCACCACATGCGCAAAGACGGCAGCTTCAGTATATCCAAATCAATGCAAGCCCGTGAGGCGATCAGAGGCACAACGGCGCTCGTTGACGGCGCTCGGTGGGTCTATGGCCTGTGGAATATGCCGGAAGCAGACGAAATTGTGATTGCTCAGAAGATGGGCTTTGAAGCTGGGCAAGGTGTTTCTGTTTGCGGGGGCATCGTAAAGGTCAACGATCAAGCGGATATGTCCACTAGCACGTTTATCCGCAGCGAAGGTGGTCTATTGGAGAACAAAACCGATGAAGTGGCGACCATACTGGAAGCCAGCGCAAAGCTGGATCGGATACAGACAACGGCAATTTTCACGGCAATCGAGAAAAAATGGTCAGCTGAACAGCCCTTTGCCATCGGCAACAACACAACCAGATCATTCATCGCGTGGATCAAACAGGAATACGGAATGCCGCCACGCGCAGCCAAGAACTACCTTAATGCGTGGCTCGATCAAGGATACCTAGAAGTCAGCACCAGCGATGGTCATAGCAAAATGAAGGGGCTGAAGGTTGTCAGATTCCCCGACTAGACAGATCGATGATTGGTATCCAACCCCGCCCGAAGCAACCGAAAAGCTGCTTGAGGTGGAAAAGTTTGATCCGGTGATCTGGGAACCGGCAGCCGGTGATGGTGCGCTGGCCGAAATGCTTGCCGCAGCTGGCTATGGTGTGGTTGCCAGCGACCTTAATGATTACGGGTATTGCAAATCAGGCATCGATTTCCTGATGGAAACGCAACTGCCGGAGAGTCTGCGCCCCGTCACTAGCCTTGTCACTAACCCGCCATACAAGCTGGCCGAGCAGTTTATCCGTCACGCAATCGGTCTGGGCGTAACAAAACACGCTTGGTTATTGCGCCTCGCGTTCCTAGAAAGCGCTGCTCGATACGAAAACCTATTCAAAGACAACCCACCTTCACGCATCCATGTGTTTTCCAAAAGATTGACGATCTGGCGCGGTGATGAAAAGCCAACAGGCAGCGGCACAACCGCGTATGCGTGGTTTGTATGGGATCAACCGATAGGCAGCCTCAAGCTAAAGCCAAGAGTGAACTGGATATGACCAGGCCAAACGACTGCGCACAATTTTTATATCACCCATGCCCGTACAGCTGCGGCGATGGCTGGGTGAGGGAACCCGATGGCTATGGTTGCGTCCAGTGGACATTGTGCGGCCGCTGCGGGGGTTACGGCTACATAAAGGAGGACAGATATGTGGATAAGCAAAAAGAGATTCTTGAACATGGAAGCGAACATAAACCGGCTGGTCTACGTCCAGCAAAGACAACAACAAGCGCTGGAAAGTATGGGTGTGCTGCTGAATAGCGCAGCTGAAGCCCTAAAAGAACCGATTGCGCATAGTTTGAAAAGCGGAAATGAAGCCCAAAAACGTGAAAAACTGCGGAAGTAAAGGCCAAAACCAATGGAAAACTGCGGAAGTAAGAAAATGTCTTGCGGAAATGCTGCGGAAATGAAGCCCAAAAACGTGAAAAAATGCGGAAACATTGCGGAAGTAATACCCCCACACCCCCAAGGTATTACTTCCGCAATACCATTCCTTGCGGAATTGGTAAGGCGGGGCGTAATACAATGGCAATAGGGAAATGGTCAGGCGTGAGGCGTGAGCCGAAGAAAAGCGCCAGCGAATATGAGCCGGTTCCTGATATGTATAATCATGCTGGCAAAGCCCAAATCATAAACGCGGCAGTGAAATCTCTTGATGCAGTAGCCCGTGATGCGGAAGTGCGCTGGGGCATTGGTAAGCTGGAAAGCCTAGCTGATCCAGAATTGGCGGCTCGGTTTGAACAGGCAAGGATAAGGCTTAACACGGCGCTGCATGGTGATGATGTTAATGAAGTCGTCGCTCGATGTAAGGATATGATTAAAGGCTGGCGCGTTCTGGAAAAGAAAGTATCGGCAGCCGGACACAAGCCCCGCGAGTTTAGAGTTTGGTATCACAAAGGTGATGCTGGCCAGAAGTATGCGTTTATCCAAAGCGCAGCCGACGCAAAGTTTGTTGATGATGACGCGATAGCTTATACGCTCGATGATATTGCGCGGCTCATCGATACCAAATACCCACTGGTCAACAAGGTAAAAGACCTCTGGCCTGGTGCGGAAGTCGAGACAGTAAAACCCAAACGAAAAAAGGAAGTGCTAAACGATGACATACCGTTCTGAATTATTAGTGTCTGCACAAAAAACTGTAGACGGCGATCGAGATAAAGAATTTGGCGACCCACTGGAAAATATGAAATGCGCGGCTCAACTGATTGGAACTTATCTTGATCGTGAATTGTCGCCTGATGATGTAGCGATGATTATGTGTTTGTTTAAGGTCGCCAGAATTAAAGGAAATCGCGGCTCAACAGATTCTTATAGGGATTTGGCGGGATACGCTGCAATCGCGTTTGATGTTGAGCAGCGCAAAGAAAAACGGCCACAAGCTAAAAAGCGTGGCCGTCCACCAAAAAAATCGCTCTAGGATGGTCACACACGGGCTTTAGAGGTTGCCCGTGTGTGATTGTACCCTCACCGATCAGCCTTCCTTAATGCTTTTCTGGCTTTTCTCATATCGGTAACGGCTATTAAATATGCGCACCTTGGATGCTTGCGAAACACTTTTTTAATTCGTTCCGGCTGATTGTACGCGATCCAATTCGGAATCCTTGCGCAAAATGGCGGTATTGTTCGCCTCGATGTATACGAGCCTCGGCCGGTTGTCCACTGACTGCCGATAACAGCACCGCCAGCGTCCACCAATTCCCGCAGTGCATCTAACTGAGATTTCGACAAAGGTTTCATTGTGCTGCCTCCGCTTGATCTTTCGCCGCTTGTGCTGATGCAATCAAATCATCTGCATATCTGTTTATCGTTTCAACAGCTTCATTTTTTGCGGCATCGATGATGCTTTGCTCATGTTGCTGTACTGCCTTTAGTGCAGCTTCAACAATCGGTTCAGCTTTTCGCCTTGCTGATTCGGTTAAACGCGGATCAGTTTGCATATATGCGTGGCCATTTGGAAAACAGCCGACCGCCTTGGGCGTGACTTCTATTTGCGGCGCTTTATAAAGCACGTTGTTAAAAGTTAAATCGTTATCGAGGTAAAGCGTATAACGCTTATTTTCCTCGATGCCAGCAAATAACTTTTTAACCTTGCTTTGAATGTGGCCGGTGTTGCCCTTGCCGCAATAGATGTAATCATTAGCATAAAGCTGCGTATCTGCATCAACCCGCGCATTTGCGGTTATTCCGTCCATGATTGTTATTTTACACATTTTCGCGTCCTTCCATGTTCAAAACAATTTCAGCCATAAAAGGGAAATACCCTTCTAAAACCCTACTGATTAGCTGGTCGTTTGGATTCTCGTCTATCGATCCCATTTCAATGGCAAGGTCGATTATCTCGCCGTTGTAACAGGCAAAGCTAATTGCCAAGCCTGACAGCCAATTAACCATTGCTTGCCGCTTTCCTTCGCGCTCGATGTCGTCACGCTTTTCTGAATAAAACCGGTGAAACAAATGCCTGATTTTTTCTTGCCTTGTTTCTAAAGCGTTGCCGTCATTATCCTCGTTAATATGGTCGAGAATGTAAGCCTCATAGCGTGGCTTGTATTTTGTGTGATGTACTTTCATCGTTGTCGCTCCTATTTTGCGTTCTGACGGCGGTTTGCCTCATCAGGCGTAGGGCAACCAGCCCCCACGCTATCAGGCCGCCCCAGCGGCCTAATTTCGGCTATTGTTGGTCTTTGGTTTCGACAGCCAGCCAATAAGTTTCGCTGGGCTTGTAGCTGTCTTGCCGGTTAATGTGGACTTGGGCAACATCGTTGCCGATCGAATCTTGCACGATGCTACGCTCGACTTTTGCACCTTGAGCAATGCGCTTGTCGATCAGCCGGTTCATCAACTGCCACGCCTCGGCAATGCTTGGGCAAGAATACTGAGACCACCCGCCGTTGTTGTGCTGGCCACGGACAATAAAAACTGGAAGGATCATTGTGCTGCCTCCTCATCAATAAATTTGATGTCTAGCCAATCCGACAATGTGCGTTCGACATTATCCAGCTGTTGATTAAATATTTCTTGCGCCTCATCTGTGTAAACAATATCGCCCTCCGGCGTTTCGACTGTCACTTTTGCTTGTACGTTTGACAAAACTAAGTGAACAAAGTGGTCAGTCAGGTCGCTAGTCAAAGCAAGCCAGTCGGTTTTTTCAATGCTTAAAACGGGCTTGCCGTTTTTCTGTAAGTGATCGAGATGTATCATTGTGCTGCCCTCGCGTTTTGAATAATGCCATCCTGGGTTTCTAGTTCTTTTGCAAGCGTGATTCTGTTAAGCAAAACCCGCAAAGCCTCTAAATGCTCCGTTTGGTCGGGCGTAAACTTTCCGGCAGCCGTGAGCATGGCCAGCCGGTTAGTCGCAGCCCGTGCGATCGATCCGGCATAATCGAGGTAATCCCCTCCGTGGTTGTCAATACAGCTGGCCACTTGGGCAATCGTGATGCCATAGCTGCGCTGCTCTTGGATTTGTTTGATTTCTGGTGTCATTGTTTTACCCTTCCTGATTTACTGGATTAATGCAGATTGATTGACCGACTGAATTATTGGCAAAGACCGCGCGAAAATGCGTCCGGCTGCCGAACAGGTCATTTAAGTATTTTCCGTTTAGGTCAATGATCGGGCGGGTGTCCGTACCAGCCACGCGGTGCTTGCCGTCAGGCTGCACGGATAAGACGATCGAACGATCGGCCACGATGACCTTATCGAAACGCAGCCCACGCACAAAACCGAATTGCAGCAATACGCTGCCTTCGATCCAGATGCGGCGATTGCCTTTGTTCGTGCCGGATTTATATATTTTTTCCATTTTTGTCGCTCCTATTTTTCAACAGTCAGGCCGCAGCCGGACTAGCTTGGGCAATAGCGCCCCACTGCTCGGCCATAGCCGCAGCAATCCCGTGATAAAACTTGCTTCTGATCTTCCAGCGGTCAGGGCTTGGTGTTGCCTTGTGGCACTCATCCCGCGCGGTCTTGCCGTCAACCGTGCCGGTGGTTTGCAGCTGCGGCAGCCCCCGCAGCCAAAAGCAAGTTCGCTTTTTTACGTTGTCGGCGCTGGTGTCGCTGGTGGCAAACTGCCAAGGCTGCACAGTTTGATGCGGTTTGCCTTGGGGAAAGTTTGCAATGCGTTCTTTTGCGTGTTTGTGCATAACTGGATTTTCCATTGCAATGAGCGGAATGTCACAATTCCACAATTCGCTGAACAGTGCGCAACCCGCATCGAGGTCGCGCCACATTTCGGCAAGCGTTTTGCCCTCTGGCGGCTCATGCAGCCATCTAACGCCGGACGCACAAAGCCTTGTGCATGGCGGGTGCATAACCGCGATCATATCCCAGCGCTGATATTGGATTACGTTGCGCACATCGTCTTGAATGTGCCGGTTTGATGGTTGATCGCTGGGCAGCACATCGCACGACCAGCAATCATGGCCAGCGGAAAGGAACGCATCGCGCACGATCCCGCTGGTTTCGCAGCCTATCAGCACTCTAGCCATTGTTGCGGGCTTTCATGCGGGCTTGGTAATGCAAAAGGTCTTGCGCCTCTAGGCGTTCAAAATGCTCGGCAGCTGCCGCAGACTCAAGGAAGGCATGGCATATCAGGCCGCAAAGCATACAGATAGCGCCCATCAGGGCTGCGGCTATGCCGTCAACCATGATGAAGGTCACGGGAACGCCGGCCAGTGTCATAACGCCAAAGCAGCCGAACGTGAGGCCAATAACTGAATGAACGTATTTCATTGTCCGGCCTCCCGATATATCTTGTTGGTTTCTAATTCGGTTTGATGCTCTTGATACAAATCCCACAGTTTGGACTCGTGCCAAATGACTGCATTAATGTCGGCCATGCTAAAACTTTGGCTCGATCTCATAGACTGGTGCGCACTACGCACTGCAAAAGCTGCCTCAACAATCAGTTCTAATGGTTGCTTTTTCATTTTGTCGCTCCTTATATGCGGCTGCCGATCCGGTGCGGTCGGCTTTGCCGTCTTGCCATTATAATCAGCAGCCCTTGCTGATATTGTCAAGCATAATAATGCGACCTACAATAAACGACAGTAAACATAAGGGATTTATGGCATGGGCGAGATTAGAAAAAGAGAGATAACAGACCGGCAGCGCGATTTTGTGCAGTACCTTGTAAGAGACAATAAGAACGCTACCGAGAGCGCACGGCTGGCCGGTTATGCACATCCAAAGCAGAGCGCCTACGATTTAACCCGTAATCCAGCCATTATCATGCTTATGCGGCAAGCCAGACGCACGCTATACGAATCCGATCTGGTCAATGTTGCTGCCGATACGATCCGATCCGTGATGCTCGACCCCGATGCGCCAGCGTCAGCAAGGGTTTCAGCTGCTCGGACTGCAATGGAACTGGCCGGTGATCTGGGCAAGAACGCCGAGGCTGCCGATGCTGGCAAGAGCCTTGCCGAGCTATCGCCGGACGAACTGGCAAGAATGATCGATAGCTGGGAACAGCAACGATCAGCGCTTGCAACAGACATCACGCCGCAAACAAACGAATAATCCCAACGATTACAACGCAATCAATGGTGCAATGCGCACCACACAACAAAAAGAACGGGCGCGGCTGCCCGATCGATCGACCCGACCCACCCCCCTGCCATGGTTCCAGGCCGCGCGGCTATCCTATTATGCCCTCACACACAAATTTGACCAAAAAATCAATCTTTCACTTTTGTTGAATGTTGTTGATAAAAAGGATATACTTCCACAACTGCTCGACAAAACGGTGTGATGAGGACGCTCAATGGCACAACCTACGGCTTTTACAAGACAGTACAATTTTAATGATTTTCAGACCACTAGCCCAAGCACACCTTTGCCTGGTGTGCAGCTGGACAACGAGCTTAATGCTGCAAAGACAAATCTGGACGGCTTAAATACTAATATCGCTAAAATACAGCGTGACGATGGCTTGTTAGCCAACCAATCAGTTCACAAAAATTCTTTTGATGTTGACGCTTTGGCGCTCATTGGCCTTTCGGGTTACACCGTATCGGGGAATTGGGCTGCCACTACTTCTTATGCTGCTGGAACGCTGGTAAATTATAACGATGCTACATATCTTGCTACTGTCGCGCATACTTCTGTAAGTGCTTTCGCTACTGATAAGGCTGCCGGAAAGTGGATATTGCTTGCTAACGCTGCAATTAGCACCACTGGTGCAGCTGTTGATAAATTTGAGGGCGATGGATCGCAAACTGCTTTTACGCTGTCATACTCTTATAGTTCAAACACTGATATGCTGGTTTTCGTCAACGGGGCTTTAAGAAATCCTGGTGATGATTATACCGTTTCCGGCACAACGCTGACTTTTTCTACTGCTCCAAGTACGCCAAGCGTTTCGGGCAACGAAAATGTGATTATCTGGGGCGCGAATGTAGCGACCCAAGCGGCTTTGACGGCTGCTAACACTGCATCTGCTAACGCTTCTGGTTTTGCCACAGCTGCGCAAACTGCCCAAACGGCAGCTGAATTGGCGCTGGACACATTTGACGATCGTATGCTGGGGGCCAAATCCAGCAATCCGAGCCTCGACAATGACGGAAACACGCTTCTTGTCGGCGCGATGTACTGGAATACCGCCAATAATGTTATGCTTGCGTGGTCTGGCAGTGCATGGATAGAGATAAAGCCAACTGTTACAGAGCAAAACAATATAAACACACTGGCCGGTATATCGGGTCTAAGCGGTTTAGCCTCAAATAACGCTAACATAACGACTGTTGCTGGCCAAATAACCCCTACAAACAACATTGGCACGTTGGCTGGTATATCAGGTGACATTACCACAGTGGCAAACAACGCTAGTGCGGTTAGTGGAGCGAGTGCTAACGCGACTTTAGCGTTAAATTATGCAACCAAGATAAATGGCGTTGTTCCAGGCACTTCAGATTTTAGTTCTAAGGCTCAAGCGGTAGGCGGCACTGGCGTAACAAGCGTAACGGGATCGTCTAGGGAATGGGCGCTAGGCGGTGGTAGCAGCCCAAACGCTACTACGGCAGTAGATAGCGGCGGCGAGTTTAGCGCAAAGGGTTATGCGGTAGGTTCGCTTAATAGAGGGTCAGCTGGCGCACATTCAGCGAAAGATTGGGCAACATATACTGGTGGTACAGTAGATGGCTCAGAGTTTTCAGCCAAGTATTACGCTGAAGCTGCCGCTGCATCTGTAGGTACATTTGATGACAAGTATGCTGGCGCTAAAGCTGATGATGCTGCGGCTGATGCATATTTTACCACTGGCGGCAGAAGCAAGGATGCCGGTGACTTATTTTATTCATCGAGTGCTGGGAATGTACGCGTTTGGTCAGGCAGCCAATGGGAAGATGCAGCTGTTTCTACATCTAGTTTTGCCAGTAATGGTTTTAGTATAGCGATGAGTATCGCGTTGTAATCTAAGGAAAAAACATGCCACAACTATTTAGACGACATATAGTAACAGGGGTTGGCACTACTGCTGCCGACCTTCCATCTGGCTCGGATTTTGACAGTTACGATACGCTGGTGGGCATACACATGGCCAACACATCCGAAAACGCAATAACGGCATCTGCTTTTATGACAAGTGACTCATCGGCTGGCGATAATATTGGGGCCGACTATAATTTTGCAGTCACGGCAGCTGGCGGTGCTTTTCTGTTAGATGGAAGCACTAAGCCAGCAATTACCATATACAAAGGATTTACATACACTTTCGATGTTAGTGATGCCAGCAATGCTACTCATGTTTTACGCTTTGCAACTCAAGCTGATGCAGCAAGCAGTTCTGAATACACCACTGGCGTAACTTCAAGCGGAACACCTGGGCAAGCTGGTGCGACTGTTACTATTGTAACCACAAGCGCAACTCCAACGACTTTGTATTATTACTGCACAGCACATACTGGCATGGGCAACACAGTTACAGTTAGCAATGTTCATTACCTTATCCGAAACGCAAGCATACCGGCTGGATCGGCATTACAGATTTTGGATGGTGGTGCAAAGATTGTGGTGCAAGCTGGCGATAGACTTTTTGTTCAATCTGATACAGCAAGCTCGCTTGATGTTTGGGTTTCGGCTGTTGATGATATTAGTTCGTAGGAGTAACTGATGGCTTACATAGGCAACCCACAAGCGGCGGCGTTTAGCAGTAGGCCACCCAAACAGGATTTAACCGGTGCGTCTGGCACTAGCTTGACGCTTTCTCACGCTGTTGCAAATGCGGAAAGCATTGACCTTTTTATTAATAATGTCCGTCAGGAGCCTACGACTGCATACTCAGTGTCAGACACAACGGTGACGTTAACTGGCTCTGTTGCAGCGTCCGATGACATTTATGTGGTCTACAATTCACTGGCATTGCAAGAATCCGTGCCGCCTGATGGGTCTGTTACAGACGCTAAGATAGACACAATGGCGGCAAGCAAATTAACTGGTGCATTGCCAGCAATTGATGGTTCATCTTTAACTAACGTATTGCCTTCACTTGTGGCGTTTCATGCTGACACAATAGCGGCAACTTCAGCCGGAAACTATATCACATTTACCAATGAAGTTACCGATACTGCCTCTGCTTACAATGTCTCTAATGGCACATTTACTGTTCCAGCAAACGCTGGCGGAACATATGCTTTCTACACAACTCTAAATTATGACAAAAACTCAAGCAGTGACACTGATACAAATTATGTAGTTCTTGAAATGCGTAAAAACAACACAGAAGTTGCATCGTTTATTTCTCATTATTATGGGCGTGGTGATTATGATTATGTAGCAGGACAATTAATAATTACATTAGCCGCTGGTGACACAATGCGTGTTTATAACAATGGAAATGCCACCACAATTGGGGGTGGTTACAGTCACTTTAATGGATTTAGGATTGGTTAATTATGGCTTTATCTAAAATACGAAGTGATAGCATGACTGATACTGCTATCCAAAGTAACAGGAATCTTCTGATTAATGGAGAACACCGAATTGTTCAGCGTGGAGCCTCGTTTACTGCACAGGGAGCTAATGGTAGCCCTTATTTTACGGATAGGTGGTATTGTTATTCTGGTGGCTCAAGCGCAGGAAGATTTACTGCTACTCAAGAAGCAATTACAGACCTATCTGGCTTTTCTAAAGCCTTGAAATTGGATTGCACCACTGCTGACACATCTATCGGAGCAGACGAACAGCTAAGTCTTATTCAAGCTGTTGAGGCGCAAAATCTACAGCACTTGAAGTTTGGCACTTCAGATGCAGTGCAGCTTACTTACAGTTTTTATGCGAAAGCTAATGCAGCAAAAACTTATATTGCTGAACTCTACGCTCCTGATGTTTCTGCCAAGTCTCAAAGTCAGGCTTTTAATGTGACAACATCGTGGCAGAGATTTGAAATAACTTTTTCTGCCACTGGAGCAAATTCTGTTTCCATTAATAATGACACTGGTGTTGGACTGTATGTCAATATCAATCTTCACGCTGGCTCTAACCTAACAAGCGGCACAATCAATTCAACATGGGCGGCAGCTACACAGGCCAACAGAATGGTCGGGTGTGGTTCTTTTTATTCAAGCACTGACAACACATTTTTTATGACTGGCGCACAGCTTGAAATCGGGGAAGTAGCCACGCCTTTTGAGCATGATGCCGACATAGGAACTACGTTACTCAAGTGTCAGCG